GTCGTAGGAATGACACATGGGCATCGCTGTCACCCTTGAACCGCTGGATGCGCCAGTTCCTCATGTGACCCTGCTGGAACCATGCAATGCGCTTCTTGGTGTTGCCAATCGTGCCCACCGAGATGCTGCGCTCTTGGCTATATGACTTTCCATCCAGCGAGTAACTGGTGCTGATTTGTGGATTCTTGCCAAGGGCAACGCTGCCAGTCAAGCTGACCAACTCTAACTCATTGAAGATGGCTCCGTTACTTTCATTGTAGACAATCAGCGTGCCAAACTGCCAGTAGACTTGTTGGCCCCAGTGATGACCCGTATCCTGAACCAGATAGCCAATGCTGTTTGACTGAGGATCACCCACTAGCCATTTGTCGTATGCCCACACCATGTTTCTGGCTCGATATTGAGCAAGGCCTGTCAAGGTGCTGACCAAGATAAACCAGACAGGGGTTTGCAGTGCCTGTGATGCAGATGCATCAAAGACCAAAGTCTGGTCTGGCAGATGCACATACAGATGCTCATGGTTCTTGTCGTTTCTGGCCTCAATCTTGACCAAGGCCAACTGCGCCTCTGTGAAGTCCAGCAAGATGTTGTCAATCTCTTGCGTGCTGATCTTTTGAGTGGTTGCAGATGCCGCCGTGTAAATGCCTGGGGCTTCGTTGCGACCACTTCCTAAAAATGCAATTCTGTCAAGATATACACAGCAAGCCTGAACACCAACGCAGCCCTTTTGAACCTGTGCGCCCTGTATCACGCCAAATGGAAACGGCACAGCAGTTCCGAGGTTGTCGTAAACCTCCATCGTGAATCTGTTGATGGCATAAACCTCATTCCGCAAACGCAGCAGCGATGTCACTGGATCTGGGTCGGCAATAGGTTCTTCAAAGGCAAATGCCCCAATAACAAACGGATCGCCAATGTTTGTAATGAACAACCGCTCTCCATCAGTGAGCATAAAACGCCCATCAATGAAGCAAAAATCAATGATTGGCCCAATCGTCACCAGTGGGTAGTTGCCTTGCGTCAGGGTCGTGCCATTCCAAAAGTAAATGTTGCCGCCCGATGCAACAGCCAATTCATCAAAGCTGTAATCAAAGGTTACAAGCCCACCGCTGCCCACATCGCCCAGGATGGTCACTGCGCCATTGCTGCTGATCTCCACCAGCTTTGTTCCCATGACCCTGTAAACATCGCCATTCCAGTTAATGCCGCCACGATCAACCCCTGGGCCAGTGCCGTTGGCAACAATGCCATCACCGGGACGCAAAAACCCATTGCTGATGCCCGACACTTTTGGAACAGGCATCAGATTCACTGGGTACGATGTACGCAGCTCGGGGGTGTTGTCGGTGTAAATACCGTTGAGGATTGGTATTTGCATTTACTTCGCCTTATTTCGTGCGGATATTTTCTTTGCCTTGGCTTGAGCATCAGCCTTAGATGATGCGCCCCAAGCTCTCAAACTTAGCAGCAGGCGGGTAGGTTCACCATCTTTGTATTCAGGGCCAGGATTGCCGCCCATACGGGCTAGAAACGATGCCCTGCGGGGATTGTCACCAGACTTCACGGGAGGCTTCAGATTCATGCCTTCAGCACGGGCAGCAGCACGCCCTTTGGCGTTCAAGCCGCCTTTGGGGTTTTGTCCTTCCTTGCGTGCATAGGCTGGAGTCTTCATCGAAACCTCTTAATCTTTTCGGCAACCTTCTTGGGCTGCTTTGCAAATTGTTGGCCCTTGGCTGTTGCCTCACGCTTTGCCTTGGTGGTCGCCGCATATTCAGCCGATGACAGGGCTTTGATGGCCTTTTCGGGCAGATAGCGTTCACCTGTCTCAGATGATGGCTTGCCTGACTTGGTGCGCCACTTCTGAGCGCCCCAATCTTTCAGGCTTTTTTGTGGGGCTTTCATTTGTAGCCTCCACCCTTTTTCTTGTACTCCACCGCCAGCAGTTGTGCTTTTCGGGCTGACCATTCGCTTGGGTCGCCGCCCTTTGTCCCTGCTTTGATTTTCTCAAACAGGGCTTTCCGCATGGTTGGCTTCGTGTAGTTGCCAGCCGCATTAACAGAGGACTTGGTTGCCATTACGAAACCACCGCACCACGGAACCCAACAACCCACCAATCAGTTCCAGCAAACTGGAGAGTTACCGAATCACCAACGGCATTGAAAGTGATTGTGGTGGCGCTTCCAAGATTGGCTGGTGTCAAAACACCAGTATCACCACCAGCCGCTTCTGCGACATAAATAATTGTTTTCAGTTGACCTTGTGCGCCATCAGCAAGAGTCAACGCATTGCCTGCTGCTGTCGATGTAAAGGCAGTGGCAAGGCTGGTGATGTTTACCGCACCTGGGCCACTCAATGCCTGAACCGTTGCTGATGCCCCTGTGCCGCCATTGGCAACTGGCAGAGCGCCTGTTACGCCTGTTGTTAGCGGCAACCCGGTGCAGTTTGTCAACGCTCCAGATGTCGGTGTGCCAAGAATTGGAGTGACCATCACCATGCTGGTGCTTGTGCAGGCGCTGATGTTGCCGCTTGCCACTGTACCCAGCACAGGCGTTACCAAAGTCGGACTGGTGTTGAACACCAACAGACCTGTGCCCGTTTCATCGGTCATTGCCGCCCGTAGGTTGGCACTTGACGGTGTGGTCAGCCATGCAGCAATACCCGCTGCAAAAACTGTCTCAGCGTTAATGTTGTACCAAGAATTCGTTGGCTGGTAAAAGCGATACACAGCAGCACACCCTGCGCCCAAACTTGTGACTGCACCAAAAATGGCAGATGCGCCATTCAAAGCAATCGTCAATGAGGTGATCTCTTGCGTGGACGTAATCAGCACCGTAGTGCCATCAGGCACACCAGTGTTCAAAGGCAGCGTGATCGTGCCAGTTGCCAGCGTCCCTGCGGGTTGCAGCAGCATCCATTGGTTTTGGCTGACAGGGGTTGGTACAGTGATATTGAACCCAGAACCAGGAACATACAGATTCACCGATAAGGTTGGTGATGCAAAACTTTGCTGAAAAAATGTCAGCAAGGAACCAATCGATGTTCTGCGAGCATCACCGTTGTTGGGCGAGTAAACGGGTAGCTGGTCACCACTGGAGATGGTGTTCAGCACTGGCAGTTGGTTGATTGTTGGCATGATTGTCCTCAGTAGTATTCGATTGGCCCATCAGGGCCAGCATCAACAGGTTGGTATGGTGGGCGCACAAACGGGTTGTCGTACACACGCCAGGGTTTGTTGCCAGCGCCAGCGGGTGTGGTTGCCGGGAGTTGCTTTTCCAGCGGGAATGTCGCACGCTGAAGCAAAATGTCGTAACCCTGCTTGGCAGTGGTCTTTGTCTCAATCATCACTTGCTTGCCGTAGCTTGGGGCAAGTCTGATGCCTAGGCTGCAAATGATGGCCTCATATGCCGAGTCGGGCACATTGGTCTGTTCATCCAAATCGCTGTCTTGTGGGTTTGAGGGCAGTGGATAACCCAAGCGAATGCCCTTGGCGTTCCAATCTGCCATCATTGCATCTAGCCTACGCAATGCCGTGTTCAACTGCTCGGGATTCAGGTCGAACACATAAGAGGCAAGACCGATCTCCTCAAAGGCAGCGGTCACGAACTGGCGCTTGCTGTATCCCATGATGCGGCCTCCATAGCCTGATTGATGCGATTGAGCAGAGTTTCGTCTGACCAACGCTTGTCCACTTTGAGGCCGATTTTAGCAGCTTGCTCTAACATTTCATCACGTGTTGGCTCACCCACTTCCACAATCTCCACTTGCTGCACGACAGCACCAATGGGTGATGGATAGCAAACTTTTGTCAATCTGCGCTCAATGGCTTGCTCTTTTTTGAGCTTGCGCTTTTGAATACGCATCTCCCGCCACGGGGCGAGATGCTTTTCTTTGATGATGGCTGCCGACTTAATCATTTTTTCATCGGTGCTTTACCTGGCTTGCCAGCGGCTTTTGCCGACTTGCTTGCCATGCCAAGGGCCATTGCAACAGCTTGCTTTTGGGGCTTGCCTGATTTCATTTCCATTTTGATGTTCCTGGAAATGGTCTTGTCTGAGTAACCTTTTTTCATTGGCATTTTGTTCTCCATGTAAGACAGGCCAACATCTCTGCTGGCCTGTCTTGGTTTAACCACCGATACGATAGACGACAAAGGTATCAGCCGCAGTCTTACGGCAACGGAAACGTGCAGATGCACCAGCCGTAGCCGCAGTTGCAGCAGAACCAACGATGGTCACATTTGTGTTGACAGTCAATGTCAAGGCATATGCAGCCAAAGTGATGACGCTGAAGTCAAACGAATCACCAATAGCCCACTCAGTTGCCAAATCAAGGTTTGCACCTGTTGGCAATTGAATGTCACGGCTTGCTGTAGGTGTAGCAGTAATGATGCCTGTCAACACGTTGGCAGCAGTTGCCGCCATCGAGCCGCCATCAGCAATGTTGGCTGGTGCACCTTGAGGTTGCCAGTTTCCATTGTTGCTGATGTCAGGTGAAACACCCACAGAGTAGTAAGCGCCCGATGCACCAGCCTGAATAATCACGTTGGTGGCATTGGTAAATGCGCCTGATACATAAGTGGTGTTGTCAACTGTAGTCAACAGGTCATTGGCTTCAGGAAAGTTGGGGAAACCAACTTCTTGAAACACCTGTGCTGGAGAAAATGCTTGAACAGCGATTTTCTCGCCAGCGGGAACGGCAACAGTAGCTGTGCCTTGTGCAAAGATAACTTGATAGCTCATGGTCGCCCCCTATTAAGTCTGACCGAACAACAAAATACCAGACATTTCTGGCTGCTTATTGACCACGCCGAACAAGGTATCAAGGCGATACTTGGTCTTCATGGTGTTCACATCGTACTGCTTCTGCATCACCAGCTCGATGCCCTGATCGGTGGAGGCACGCATCACTGCGACACCAGCATCGGACGGGACAGCGTAACGACCAGGCAGAATCTCGAGCGCATCCTTCTGCCAGAAGCAGTTGATAGGTGCAGTGACCGAGTTCAATCGGGTCAAAGTTTCCGATGCGCTAGGTGTCACGATACAGTTCTGGTATTGCAGTTCTGCATCAGTGCCGCCTTGGGCCGAGATGATTGGCGGTGTGATAACGCAAGTGGTCGAGTTTGTGATGCTCACCACACGGAAGGTCTTGGCAAAGCCAGTACCCTGCTTAGTGATGTGATGCACAGCCTCAACGCCGCCGATCTGGAACGGTGTACCGACACGCAGATCAGTTGTCGATGTGACAGTGATGGTCTGGAAGCGGTTGTCAACGTTCTGGGTCTCGCCTGTCGCTGCGGTAGAAGTGGCAGTTGGGACGTAGTAGTTGTTTGCAGCAGCCAGGGTGGACATAGTGGTATTGGAACCAGTACGTGCAGCCAAGCGATTTGCGTAATCCAACTTGTATGTCTCAAAGCCAGCGACTTGACCAACAAACGAACGCTCGAAAGCAGTGTTGGACTTAGTGCCAGCAAAGCTGCGTGCGCCAGTACCAGCACCAGTGGCAATGTTGCCAGCGATACCGTTGTAGTCACGGCTGGACAAAGCCAGGTAACGGTCGAACGCTTGAACGCCCTGCTCGTTCATGATGCTGTCGCACAGGGCAACGTCATCATAATCACCAGCAGCGGTGTTCACGGTCACGACCAAAGAACCTTGGGCAGCAGCCACGTTCATGATGGCGATGTTGATGTCAGAGGCCAGCTTCTGTTTAGCAGCTTCGCCCAGACGACCTTCTTGCAACGCATCACGCAGTTCCAAAGCATCCAGAATGAACGGCACGGACTTTTGAAAGCCCAATGTCGCTGGCACTGCAAGCTGTGTGTAAGCGGTGAAGTTGTTGGTTTGATCCATGCCATCGTACGACTGTGCGATGTAAGGCTGTGGACGATAGATCACGTTGTTGGTGCGTTCCATCATCGAACCGTCAGTGTTGTAGACGGAAACGTTGCGGGACAAGACCAATGCGTCATTGAAACCTTCAAGGATGTCCTCAAAGGCAACGCGCTCTTCTTTGCTGAATGAGTTGCTCATTTCATGCTCCTAAAAAAATTACTTGGATGCTGATCGTTTCTGCGCCCGATACTGAATGACTTTCGTCATGTTGCCAGTGCGGGACGCTTCTTCTCTCAGCCGTTCGAGGGTTGAGTCCACCGCACCTGAAGATCGTCCAGTTCCTGAAACGATACGCTCGGGTGCGGGTGCTGCTCTGCGGTTTGTAACTTTCAATTCCTTCTCCAGTTTTGCTACCGCAAAGGCAAACTTTACGGGGTCTGAGACTTCTGCCAACTCCTTGGCCTTCTTTGGGTTCTTGCCGAGTGCGTAAACAACCAGTGCGGGGTTTTCAGCCCCTTGAAGAATCACGCCCTGCTGTGTGATTGAAAAGACTTCCTGGGCCACGGCCTCGGCATCTTCGTAATCCCTGACTCGCAGCTCTGCTTTCGCTTTGCCGTAGCCATCCAGCTTGGCTTGCCATGCCTTCTGCTGATTCATAACTTCAGCTTGTTGCTTGGCGTTAACATCATCGGCTTGTCGCTTGCGCTCAAACCAACCTGTCAGTGCTTCTTCGTATTTGTCAGCGTCATAGTCGTGATCTTCTAGCTTGGGCTTGGCTCCAATGACAACTGGCTTGATCTCAGTTGGCTGGACTTGCAGCTTGCTTTGCAGTTCACGATTTTGGCGTTGCAACTCACGGTTTGTCTTTCGCAACTCTCGTACCCATTCAGGTGCTGGAGTGTGCTCTTCGGGAGGTGGCGCTTCCTCACCAATGCTGACAACTACTTCCTCGGTATCGGGTTCTTCTTGGTCATCAACGATTTCCGTGACTTCCTCGACATCTTCCTCTACATAGGTTTCATCGT